TCCCTCGAAGTAGGAAAACCCGCCGTTCTTGTATCCATAGGTCATTTCACGGCCATCAATCGTCACTTTCGCCTTGTAGGTGCTGTCGAATTCGATCTCAATTTTCACTTGTCTACCTCCCGCGCCAGAACCCGGCGCTGCAAGCGGACTCGGCAAAAGCGCCGAGCCCTTGACCTCAGTCGTTCTGCGGCAAGTCCGCGTCGGGGAACTCCCACAGCCCTTGGGCACCCTTCCACGTCAGCGGAGCCGCGTAGCGCTGCACGTCGGCCAGCACCCAGCACCACGTGCCGTTCGTGTGCGCATGGTCCTTCAACCACGGATACTTCGCGTCGTACTCGCCGCGCCGAATGCGGTCGATATGCAGCACGTCGGCCAGCCGAGCCTCTCCGACCACGGCACCGAACACCAGCGGGTCGCCGCGATCCGCAAACTCCTGCTCGTCTTCGTCGTCGAGCCATTGGCGGCTTTTGCCAGCGTGTATCAACAGCCGCCCCCGGTAATTCGTCGGCCACTCGCGGTTCTCAACCAGCTTGTCGCCGCGCACAATCAGGGCCGCGTATGGCTGGCAAATCGTCAATGCTTTCATCGTTCGTTTCTCCCGTAGTTACCACTTGCCGCAGAACACAACGCTCAAAGCGGACCTACGCGGCTTCGCCGCTCCGGCCCTTTAGCTCGGCGATCATCAACGGCAGGGTGCGCACGGTATCGCCCAGGGCCTTCTGCGCATCGAGGGCCAGCCGGGCATTGTCGATGATGTTGCGGGCGATCCCGCCGACCGCCCGGGATCTCTCGATCTCCTCCTGGAGCTTCTCGCCCGTCGTGTCCTCCTCGCCGAGCCGCTCCAGCTGGGCAAAAAGGTGATTGTTCAGATCCAGCAGCTTGTTTTTCGTCCCGTTCTTCATAATGCCTCCATTCTTTCTCTGCCTCGATGCCGCGAGTCTCGCCTCGATCCCCTCGGCTGGTTAAACCTTACGGCCGTCCTTCCTGATCACCACCCGCACCCCTGCCTGCTGCCGCCTCTGCCACTGGCGCACGCCCACCAGGGCGAGGGCGAAATAGACCGCGAAGAGAAGAGCCTGCGCCCATTGTCCGGAGATGGCGTTGACCCCGCAGAGGCCCGCGTTCGTCACCGCCCAGATATAGAAGCAGCGCCGGTCTTGTTTAACGTTCAGCCACGTGCCGATAAGGGCGGCCGCAACCAGCAACCAGGTGAAAACCGTTAATTCCATCACGCCCCCACCATCGTGCCGAGCAGCCGCTCGCGGACGATCTCCGAGAGAGCCACTCCCCGTTTCTTTGCGTAGGCGTCCAGCGCCCGCTTCTCTTCCCGGGTCAGCCGGGCCGAGACGACCACCTGCCGGGGATTTGCCGCCTTCTTCCACGCCATACTCAGACCCCTCTCCTTGCAAGCTTGCGACCTCTGGCCAGCGTCAGCAGCGTAACCGCCGCGTGTTGCCGCAGCTCCACGTTGAGGGATGTGTCCAAATACTCCCTGATCTCGCGCCGGTCGCTCAGATACGCCTCGCACGGCTCGCACAACATCGTTCCGGCCGGTTTCTTGTCGCCGCACGGGCATTTGGTATCGTCAAAGGCCATACTATGCCGCCTCCCTGCCGCCGAGCTCCGCCGCATACAGCCGGCCGATCTCGATCAGCGCCCGAAACATCGCCATCACCGCCCCCTTGAAGACCTCGCTGCACTCGCCTTTGAGCCAGAGAGCGTCCGCCTTGGCCTGCGCCTCGCGGTACGCCCGGGCCAGCTCCGGCTGCGCCTGCGCCGCCCAGGCCAGCGCCGGCTGCGGCGCCGGGCCGACCGTGGCCGCGTAGCGCTCGGCGAAGACCTTTTCGGCCTGCTCCAGCTTGCCGTGAAAATAGACCGAACACGCCGCCGCCGTCATGACAGGATCCGCAGCTGCTCGACATACGCCCGCACCGGCCCCGTGCTGCCGCCGAACTCGTCTTCCGGCGTCTCCTGCCGCAGGTACCCCTTGACTTCCACCAGGCTGTCCGCCGCCGGCTCATCGAGCAGCTTCTCCGCCTGGCACCACAGCTCGAACTTCTCCGCCTGCTGCCCCTCGCGCTTGACCGTCAGCAGCAACCGCTGGCCGCTGTTGACCTGGTGCGCCACCTCGACCAGCCCCTTGAGGATGAAGGCCGCCCGCGGCTCGCTGTCGCGCTCCTGCCACTCGAAACAGGTGAAGTTGCTGAACACCTCGTTGCGCTCGTTCCAGTACTGGCCGAAGAAGCCCTTGAGCCAGACCTTCACATCGGGATTCTTGCGCAGCGCCGCCAGAAACGGCTCGAAGCGCTCGGCGCCCCACATCCGGCAGTAGGCCCGGGCCGACCCGCACTTGCCGCCCGACACGTTCACCTGGAAGGAGATGAATTCCTTGTCGCCGTTGCTGGTCTTGCGCTCGATCTCGTCGACCACCCGGCCGAAGACGTTGCCGGCGTTGAAATGCTTCTCGCTCGCGCTCATCGGTGGCACCTCGTCAGTTCCCGCTCGAAGACATCCTTCTCCACGGCCCCGCCCTCGGTCAGCAGAGAGTAGCGGTACGTCCCCGCCACCCGCTCCACGCCCTGAACCGTCCGCGGCAGCATCCGCCGGGTGCGGTTGACCCTGTCGCCTTCATTGAACTTCGGATAGTTCATCGCCTCGCTCCTTCCTATTTCACCCGCTGCGCCGGGCACCAGTCGGTGTGACCGTGCGGCCGCAGCAGCCCGCAGTGCCGGCACTTCTCGCCGACCACATTGTTCCCGGCCATCATCACCGGCCCCCAAGTCAGGTGCTCGATGTACTCCTTCATCACCACCGCCTCGCGACTGCCGGCCATGCCGACCTCCACCCGGGCGAGGATCTCCCCGATATCCGTCGTCGGCGTGCTCATCCCCGGGCCTCCACCGCCTCGACCATCTCTTCCCAGGAGGCCTCCGTGTAGATCCCCGTCGAGGCGAGCGAGGCGTGACCGAGCAGCTTCTGCACCGTGGGCAACTTCACCCCGCGCTCCAGCAGCCGCTTGGCAAAGGTGTGCCTGCAGCTGTGCACGCCGTAGAGCGCCACCGTCCGCCCCTCCAGGGTCGTCGTCAGCCCCGCCCGGGTCATCCAGTGGGCGACCAGCTTCTGCAGGGCGATCTTGCTCAGCCGGTTATTCTCGCGGCTCATGAACAGCGGCGCCTCATCCCGAATGCTCTCGCCCCAGGCGAGCTTGTCGCGGAAAAATCCCTTGAGCAGCCGCTGCAGGTCGACCGACACCGGCACGAAGCGCCCCTTACCCCCCTTGGCGATCTCCGGCCGCACGTAGAGCTTCTCCTTGCCGCGCAGGTCGCCGACGTTCAGCCCCACCAACTCGGCCGCCCGCAGCCCGGTGCCGAGCAGCAGCTCGACGATCACCCGGTCGCGCTCCGCCCGCCGGCCCTTGATTTCCTTCACGGTGCGCCGCAAAATCTTCTCTTCGGTTTCGGTGAGATACTTCATGGTCATGATTCGCCTCCATCATGGGTGGATCGCCTCGGTTGAAAGGATTCCCCGGGCAGCCGGCGAGGCGTTCCGGCAGGGCTGCAGACCCCTGCCCGGGGAAACTGAAACTATTCTTCGCTGATCCGCGCCGCGTCGCAATGCGCCAGCGCCGCCCGGTAACGAGCCTCGTCGGTCGCCCGTCGGTCGCTCTCCCCGGCCCGACCCATCAGCATCAGCACCGCCGCCAATCCCAGCAGACCCCACACCAGACGCATCGCCTCACCTCCCGAACGGCCAGCCGCCGAACAGATACCAGGCCAGCAGCAGCGCATAAACAAAAAGCCCGGCCGTCACCACCGACAACAGCAGCAACACACCGGGCTGGTCCTCCCGCCAATAAAGAAAAAGCGCAATCCGCCGGCGCAGCATCCCCAGGCGCAGAGCCTGCGTTTTCTCCCCGGCGATCTTCAGCGCGTAGCGCAGCGCCGCCCTCGGCGACTGCTTGAACATGCACGGCCAGCAGATGCCGTGCGTCACCTCCTGCGCCGGCCCCGCCGCCTCGCCCATCTCCTTGTCACACCACGCACAAATCCGCGTCATTTCACCCTGCCTCCTTGACATCATCAAAACCCGTGATAAACGGGTAACTGGGCCGGGTTGCGCCCATAATCCCCCCTCAGACAAGCAACACCCGGCGGGAGGGTGGTGGAGGGGGGCACCCTCCCGCCGGGCCGGCCCTTGCGGGCCTACTCTCAGCGCGCCCCTTCGACCGTGAAGGGCACGACACGCACGCCGCCGCGGGCGGCGATCAGCTGCAGCGTGAGCCCATCCAGGCAGGCCGGGCAGTGATGATAGCCGGGCTTGGCCGGCTGGCCGCAGGCGATGCACTTGAGCGTCATGACCGGCCCCCTTTCTGCTCCAGCGGGTAGAGCGCCGCCTCCAGTTGCGAAAGCACGTCGCGCACGCCGCGGCGCAGCTCCTCCACCGTCTCGGCGTTCTTCGCCACCGCCTCCAGGGTGATCCCCTGAATCTTCACCGTCTCCCTGATCCGCTCAAGAGTTGCCATCGTTCGCCTCCTGCGCCGTTGCCCGGCGCTTGGTCAGATCCTTCTTGATTTCCTCCAGCCGGCTGAACAGCCGATCGACGGAAACCCACTGCTGCGGGGTGAGCCATTCGGGTTGGATGGGTTCGGTCTGCTCGGCCATCTCAGGCCTCCACCCCGGAGCGCAGGCGCTCCTCCATCCGGTTGTAGCGCTGCCGCGCATGCTCCACGAGGACCGCCATCTCGGCCAGCGTCAGGTCGAGGACCGGCACGCCCATCTTTTCCACCTCTTGCGCCAGCATCAGGAACGCCGGGCCGTTCATCTCCGTCGCGTCGGCGCAGGGGGTGAGAGCGTTCAGCAGCTCCGTCGCAACTTTTTCCAGCCGGTCGGTTGCCATGGTCTAGACCCCCTTCACTTCCTTGAGAAACTCCGTGATTGCCCTCAGCTTCACCTGCTGCTCGTCCAGTTGGCGCTGCAGTGCCTCGTTTTCCTCTTCCAGGCGGGACTTCAGCTTGTGCAATCCGTAGCCTCTGGAGAGGGCGGCATAACGCAATGGCACCTCGTTGCCGCAGATATCCATCAGCTTGTCGCCCAGGTCGGGCGGGAAATGTCGCCGATCCTCGCCGCCCGAAATCATGCGGGAGAAGTGCGCCGGGTCGATTTCCAATTGATACGCCACATCCTTCGGGGCCAATCCAGAGAGTTCGACGCAGACCCGCAGAGCATCCCGCTGAGACTTGCAACGCCGCATGATTTCGGCGTCGCTGATCTCCTGTATTGTCGTCGCAAAGGGGAGGCTGCCCTGGGCCATCGCTGCTTTCTCCTGCACCGGCAATCACCGGGACATCTGTTGTCTGTGATTGCCGGTGCACTTTCGGGTAAAAATTTTTATCCGTTCGCTACTTCGGCGACCAGCCCATCGGCCAGCGCCGCATCGATGATCGCCTGCACCTTCGGGCCGATGCCCCAGGTGATGCGGTTGTGTCTCAGCGCGTAGACCGTCTTGCGGTTGAACCCGTGCCGCTTGGCCCAGCCGTAGATCGATTCGCCGCGCGCCGCCATCCGGGCGTCGAACTGGCTCCAGTCGTAGGTTTTTGCTTGAGAGGCTTGATTGTTCATGATATTGGTCTATATCCTCGGTTCGGGTTGTGTATAGACTAATACGCAAATGCGAATTGGTCAAGACTAAAAAACGCAAACGCGAAGATTTTTTATGAGTCTGCCTGAAGAACAAATCGAGCGGATGATGATAGCTGCAAAAGTTTCGAAGTATTCGGAGCTTGCGGAGCGGTTATCGGAAAGCCAAAGCACCCTCGGGTCGTGGAAGTCTCGTGGAGTCCCAGAGGGGAAGTTATACAAAGCGGCAGATATCCTTGGGTGTGCAATCGATTGGCTTCGCACTGGCGAAGGGGCGATGTCCCCGGCGAAAGAACAGGCCAGCGAGAGCTTCGAGGGTTATTCCGCAAGCATGGGGGACTCCCGGCTGGCCAGGCTGATCGAGGCATGGCCAAGCGCCAGCGGCGAGATACAACAGGCGGCGATGGAGATGGTCGAGAGATCAGCCGAGCGATTGAGGGCAGGCGGAGGCGGCGGCAAAAACTCACAATAAGAGAGCTGCGGCTTGAGATGCGGCGGTTGGGGTGGCGGTTAATTTAACCAGCGGGAGGGAAGAATGTCTTATTTGATCATTGGCGCATTGATCGTTATTCTCATCGGTCTTGGCAAGGAGCATGCGAACCTTGCAAAGGAAAAGGAGATGTTCGAAAAAGGGTACAAAGCCGCCATGGAAAAAATCAAGACAGTAGAGTCTGTAGGAAAGACCCTTGACCAATCCTTAAAGACCTGTCAATCCAATCTTGAAAAAGTCTCCAAAAAATACTTTTCCGACGGCATCAAGTTCATTCTTTCCAAACTCACGGCCAGCAACTTTGCAACGTCTCACAAGAATGCCGATGGGCTGATCTCTTTCATCGAAAAGAACGGCACCAAGATACCCAACGAAGAAAAGGCCAGTGTCGCCGAGCGACTGAAAGCCGAATATCAGGAGATCGTCCGTAAGGATTTGGCTCGGCAGGAGCAGGCCAGGATCAAGGAGCAGATCCGTGAGGAACAGCGGCTTGAGCGAGAGAGAGAGCAAGAGTTGAAGCGGATCGAAAATGAACGTCTCGCCATAGAGCAGGCGCTGAATGTGGCACTGAAGCGGGCCAAAGACGACCACGACGTTGAGGTTGAGCGTTTAAGGACGATGCTGACCGAAGCCGAGGCAAAGCTGCAGCGTGCGAAATCCATGGCTGAATTGACCAAGGCCGGCCACGTGTACGTGATCAGCAACATCGGGTCTTTCGGCAAGGACGTGTTCAAGGTCGGCATGACTCGCCGGCTGGAGCCGATGGACCGGGTCAAGGAACTGGGCGACGCCTCCGTACCGTTCCCCTTCGATGTCCACATGATGATTTCCTGCGACGATGCCCCGGCCCTCGAAAATGCTCTTCACAACCAATTGCACCAGCACCGGGTCAACAAGGTCAATCTGCGCAAAGAGTTCTTCAGCGTGGAGCTGGCCCGCATCCGGAATATAGTTGAGAAACATCATGGCCGGGTCGATTATGTCGCCGATCCTGATGCCCTGGAGTATTACGACTCGCAAAGCATGAGCGAAGAGGATTTCGCGTTCGTGAGCGAGCAGCACGCCCAGGAACTATCTTTTGCTGCGGCTGAATAAGGAGGAAAGGGATGATGAAACTAGTTCTTTTCGTAGCTCTTGCAGCATTGCCTCTGTCCGCAATTGCCGCCGATGTCCGCGTCACCAATACCGAGTTTTTCCGCTCGGCCAGGGGACACAACGAAGCCCGGCTTACCCTGCAGAACACATCGAAGTTCGGCATCATGAACGTCTGGACCAACAATATTTGTGCGGTCAGTGCCAGAGGGGAAACAGTATGCGCTGGCGGCGCTGAAAAAATCAGGCTGGACAAAAAACCGCAAACGGTGTGGGTGGAATTCGGCCGCACCCAATACCCACTCGAAAGGGCCTACGTCCGCAACTAGACCCTTCGCCGGCACCCCTATGACCCGCTGCGCCATCTACATCCGCAAATCCCGCGAAGAGGCGGGCAAACCCTCCCACCGCCTCACCGTCCAGCGCGAGCAGCTCCCCGCCCACGCCCGGGCGCAGGGCTGGGAGCCATTAATTTATGACGACGGCCACGCCAGCGCCGCCCGGGGCAAGGCCGAGGATCTGCGCGAGCGCGGCCGCCTCGAAGCCGACATCCGCGCCGGACGCATAGACGTCATCCTCTGCATCGAGCTCTCCCGTCTCAGCCGCGACGACTCGCTGCAGGATTACGTCGCCTGGCTGCACCTCTGCAGCGAGCGCCGCGTCAAGCTCGCCACTCCCTCCCGCATCCTCGACCCCGCCCAGCACTCCGACTGGATGCTGCTGCTGATGGAGGGCGGCTTCTCCAGCGTCGAGATGCGCGTGCTGCAGGCCCGCATGAAGGAGGGCAGGGCGCAGGCCTTCCGCGCCGGCAAATATTTATCAGGCAACCCGCCCATCCCCTACCGCTACGATCGCGGCCAGGGCAACCTGGTCATCGACCCCGAGCAACTCGGCGCCTTCCGCCGCCTGCTGCAGCTCGCAGAAAGCCTGAGCGCCCGGCAGGTCGCCGACCGCACGGGCCTTGCGCACATCGCCGTGCGCCGCGCCATCGCCGACGACCGATTGCTGTTTTATCAGGGCCTGCGCATCGACCCGGCGACCGGCGAGACGATCCCCGGCCAGTGGCCCGCCGTGCTCGATGCCGACCAGGCCGACCGCATCCGCGCCGGGCGCATCAGCAAGGTCAGCGGCTACCAGCGCAAACATCACGCCAGCCTGCTGACCAACCTGGGCCTCTTCGTCTGCGGCTACTGCGGCGGCTCGATCCGCGCCTGGCAGGGCGGCCGGGCCAGAGGCGATGGCAGCCGGCAACAATACTACGGCTGCACCGCCAAGGAGGGCAGAACCTGCCCGCAGAGCCGCATGATCCAGCAGCCGCTCATCGACGAGCGCGTCGTCACCAACCTGCTCGGCACCCTCGGCCGCACGGACGAGCTGCAGCGGCACTGGAAAGCGAGACAGGCGCAGCTTGATCCGGCCGCCACGCTGGCCGAGCTGCAGCAGCAGGAGCGCACCCTGCGCCAGAAAAAGCAGCGCCTGGTGGCCGCCATCGCCGACGGCATCATCGACTTCGCCGACGCCCGCGCCCAGAGCACCGGCATCGATCGCGCTCTCGCCGAAAACCTCGCCAGGCAGGCCGACCTCCGCCGCGATCTCGCCAGCTCTCCCGACTGGGACGCCCTCGCCCTCACCGAGGGCGACTGGACCGCGCTCACCGAACCCGAACAGCGCGAAGTCCTCGCCCTCGCCATCGAGCAAATACAAGCCTTCGCCACCTACCTGCTCATCACCTACCGCTTCCCCCTCCGCGATGACCACACCTGCACCAGCCGCATCCACCTGCCGCCCCCGCAAAAGCCCGGCCCCAAGTCGAAAAAGCAATAGGCCGCGGGCATTTAGCCTGCGGCCTATTCGTTACGGTTAATGCTCAGTTGCTCTACCAGCTGAGCTAGGGTGGCGAATGACTATGAGGTTCATGTATTTAACGTATATCGGCCGGGATGTCAATGGGTTTTGGGGAGACCATGGCTGGGGGAAACGCGCCCCGGTCCCGGCTGTGTCATCAATGCGATTCCTGCCGTTGCCGGGAGTGCTATTCTCTGGGGAGCGTTGATCGTCGGGTGCTGCATCGGCGGGGGAGACTCTGGACGACGATATCCCCCGGTGTATCAATACGGGGGAAGATGTCCTCGACTGCCTGCTCGGGGGTGATGGGCGATCTTCCTTGCTGAAAAAGTTGCCACGGTCGGGGCGCCAGAAGTCCCATTGCGATGACCCGTGTTGGCGGGCTGTGTTGGCGGGCTGTGTTGGCGGGCTTGCGGGCCGATGGGATTGTGGGTAGAATGCCGGCACTTTTACGCAGGAGAGTTTTCATGGACCTCCGCACGGTTTATGTCGCCAGGACGCACAATGCGCAGCTGATCGAGGAGATTGCTGGATGAGACTCCCCTCCCCGCTGTTGGAAGGGCGTCTGTTGCGCCGCTACAAGCGTTTTCTCGCCGATGTGGAGCTGGCCGACGGCCGCCTCGTTACCGCCCATACCCCCAATACCGGCAGTATGCTGCAGTGCGCCGTCCCTGGCCATCGCGTGCTCGTCTCCGTTGCCGGCAACCCGGCGCGTAAGCTCGGCTATACTCTGGAGCTGATTGAGGTGAACGGGAACTGGGTCGACACCCACACCCACCGCACCAACCGGGTGGTGGAGGAGGGGCTGAGAAACGGCGCGATCGCGGAGCTTTCCGGCTGCCGCATTATCCCAGAGTCCCGCTACCACGACAGCCGTATCGACTTCCTGCTGGAGCGCGCCGGGGAGAGGGCGCTGGTCGAGGTGAAGAATGTCACTCTCACTTCTGGCGCCGGCGTCGCCTGCTTTCCCGATGCCGTCACCGTCCGCGGCCAGAAACACCTGCGCGAGCTGATGCGGGCTTGCTCCGAAGGGTACCGGGCGGTGATCTTCTTTCTTGTGCAGCGCGGTGAGGCGACCGCCTTTACCTCGGCCGACGCCATCGACCCCGAGTACGGCCGGTTGCTGCGTGTAACCCGCCGCGCGATTTGGCACCAACTAACGCACGGTTTGGCACTGCTGCCCACTAAAGGATTTTAGCGTAAACCGGCGTCGGGCTTCACCGGCAAACCAAGCTACCCTTCCGCCTCCACTTCGGTGTCTTCCAGGTCGATCTCGGCGAGCTTCACGAGCGCCTTCACTGCCACCGCCGCGACTCCTGGGATCACCCCCTTCGCCCCCTCCCACCCCTGGTAGGTTCGGTAGGGCGTTTCGAGTTTTTCGGCCATGAGCTTCACCGCGCCGCGGCGGTTTCCTACCAGCTTCCCCCTCGCCATCTGCAGGTCCCTGCCCGTCATCGTCATCACCCTCTCTTATATGCGGATTTCGCATAATCTCCGAACTTATCAAACCCCAGTCACCAGCCGCAACTGCTCAGGTTGCCCGCCAATCGCCGAGCGCCACCCCGGGCAGACAGTGCCATGCCCCAAGGTTTGCTCTTTTAAGGGCCATTCAACGCATCTTCACGCCGCCTTTCATGCCCCGCAAAGTGTGCCGATTTCGCATAATAGCCAGACGCCCAGGGGTGAGGGGTTGCCATAGACCGGCCTAATTTCCCCTTCACTGCCCGATCTCGCCCCGGCCAAGCCGGCACTACGCTCGGCCGGGGCGATCTTCCTAATGGTTCCTGATGATCAGCTCGGCCCGATCGGCTCCCTTGCCGCCCCCGCCGATCGTGTAATTGATCTTGACGGTTTCCATCGGCAGCCCGGCGAACACCGCCCGGATTTCCGGATGGTCGTTGATGCTGAGCACCGCCTTGCCCTGCATGGTGCGCAGCAGCTCGGCCATCTGCTCATACTGCTCGAACCCGAAGGGGACACCGTAACCCTCGGTCTGCCAGTAAGGTGGATCGAGGTAAAAGAACGTCTCCGGCCGGTCGTACTTGGTGATGCAGGCTCGCCAGTCCAGATGCTCGATGGTGGCCCGGGCGAGCCGTAGGTGCGCCTGGCTGAGATCTTCCTCGATGCGCAGCAGGTTGAGTCGCGGCGGGCTGGTCGCGCCGGTGCCGAAGGTGCGGCCCTGGACTTTGCCGCCGAAGGCGAGCTTCTGGAGGTAGAAGAAGCGTGCCGCCCGTTGGATGTCTGTGAGGACATAAGGCGGCGTATCCTTGAGCCACTCATAGATCTGCCGGCTAACCAGGGCGTGCTTGAACTGCCGGCAGAACTCCTCGAGGTGATGCTGGATCACCCTGTAGAGGTTGACCAGGTCGCCGTTGACATCGTTAAGGACCTCGGCCTTCGATATTCGCTTGAGAAAGAACAAGGCTGCCGCGCCGCAGAAGGGCTCGACGTAACAGGTATGCTCCGGGAAAAGCGGTAAAAGAACTTTAGCCAGCCGGCGCTTGCCGCCGATCCAAGGGATAACAGGTTTGTGCATTGTGAGCCTCCATGGTTTGTGGTAAGCTCCGCCCGCCTCGTACGGGGTGGGGGAGCCTTGGCTGGGCTCACAGGGTATGTCTGTGGTCTCGGCGGTCGGGCAGGTGTGACAGCACTTGTCCGACCGCTCCCTCTTCTTCCTCCCCCGCCGACTTGCGCCGGCGGGCTTTTTTTACCTCCTACATGTCCCCCTCCTCGCGCCCCAGTTCGGGCACTGACACACTGATCATCTGCCGACCGCAACCCTGGTCCTCACGGTTTGCGCGGCTACCGGGAGGGGAACATCGAGTTAAGTTTATCCTGCCGATAGCGCCCCGCGCATGCCCTACAACGCCCCGATGGGCGCAATGGGTTGGTTCGGGCCTACCCCAACCAGCTCGGCAATATCCCCGCCGGTCAGGGCGTTGAAAATCTGCCCCGGCCACTCTTCCCCGATATGGCCATACCCCCCCACAGCCACTGGAAAACTGACCAGCGTGAGGCCTTGATTTCCCGGGTAAAACGCCGCCCGGCCGGCGACGGGATACCCGGAAAACCCGCTGTAGCCATAACCGTATGGTCCGGCCTCCGTTTCGGTGTCGCTGTGCACTTCGGCAAAATCCTCCATGTTCAGCATGCTGAACAGGTAGCTGCCGAACGTGTAAACTTGGCCGGGAGTGTCATAGACCGGATCTCCGCTGCCGTTGCTACTGACGCCTGGACACAACCCGTAATTGAAAGACCTCGTGGTAGTATGCCCTCCGCTCGTCTCCGGGATTTCGTCGTTGTGAACCTCGGTGTAACTCCACACCGTCTCGCCCTCGTTGACAGAGGTCTCCACCAACCCGCTGCGCAGATCGAGATAGCCCACATACGGGGACATCGACCCCACGCTGCCAGTGACCGTGACGGTCGCGCCAGTGAGGCTCGTTTGCCGGGCATACTGATTTACCAGAGAGACTGCGGTCAATCCACCCAGGGTGATGACGGCCGACCATGAGGACCCGGCATCAACCGTCCCGTAGATGTCGGTCCCTCCGTATGCCGCCCCCCTGCCGCTGGAATTCGTGTCGGCGGTCGTTGTGATTCGCACGGCGGCGATGATCTCGACATCGCCGTTATAGTCATACACCTCCAGCACATTCTCTGTCGCCGTGCTGCTCACGTCGGTAAAATCGTAGGCATCGGCGGAAATATCCGGCCGTGGAGTTATATCCAGATCCCGCGAGTACGCGGTTGATTTCCGGCCGCTGTTCCCCAGGTCGGTGACCGTCACCGCTTCGGTAGCCCAGTTCACGCTCAGCCTGAACTTGTGATATTCGTATCGATAGTTGTTGGTCGGCGGCTGGTAAACGCCGACCATCCGCACCGCCACAGCCTCGGTTCCGGATTGGTTAAAAAACCACGGAGATTGGTTCGGCCCCGGCAGCAGGTCGATCAGATTAGGGTAGTTGGTTGCCGCCACCACGCGCGGGTTTGCTCCGGATCCGCCGGGCTGGACATCCAGAATCGTAATGGTTTCCGAATCGGGGAAATCATCGGCAGAAACAACGATCATCCTGGTGCCATGCAGTGCGGCGCCGCATATGCGCGTTTCCGCAGCCGACCAGACCACCTTGCCGGCGCGGAAAACCGGCCCGGTAAATAGCGGTTCGGTCGTGGCGTACTGGCCGAGAGTGCCAGCGTCCAGGACATCGGAGAGTGTGCCCCCTGGCGGGAGCGCTTGCAGCACCTGTGTGATTCGCGTCGGCCAAATGGTGTACCAGATGTTGTCCGTCCTGGCATAACACAGCCCAGGGATGAGGTGGCGAACGGCCGATGGATCTGCGAAGTTGCCCACGTCGAAGTGCCGGGTCGGCACACCCCACCAGCTCAGGACCGTCTCGCCCTCGCCCCGCCAGTCGATGTTGCCGTAGAGCACCCCGGGGCGCGCTTTGGCCTGCCAGACGCCCGTCGGGCGGCGCAGCACCTGAGGCGTGTCGCCCACCCGGCAGGCCAAGCCCTGCGCCGAACACTCGCGAGGCTCGGACTCGAACCCGATCACCCGCGGCAGCGCCCAGTCCTGCCCCTGGAACTCCACCACCACCCGGTCGCCCAGCTCGAAGGCGGCGGCGTGGCAGTCCATGTACTGGATCGGCACGTCGGCCAGCACGGCCGACTGATTGACGTCGAGGTCCTGGTGGGTCGAGGTCAGCGGATCCAGCGCCACGTCGGCCAGACCGGCTTCCGAGTCAAGCGAGGTAATCTCGCCGATCCGGTAGCGGGGCCGCCAGCGGTCGGCGCCGGGCAGCATCGCGTAGTTCCAGGCCGCACTCGCCGGGGTGCCGGCCAGCACCGGCTGCAGCTGTCCGTCGCGGGTCGAGTCGTGACCAGCCTGGTCGCCGGCCTCGCCGCCCGGATAAAGGACCGGCAGCCCGTCTCCGGCGGCCCTGGCGGGTTCGATGGTGCCAACCTCGCCGGTCAGTGCCTCGCTGTAGTCGGCGCACCAGGCGTCGGCTTCCGTGTCGGATGGCAGATTAGCCTGCAAGAACTCTATCCGCTTCAGCGCGGCGGCCCGGCGCAGTTCGGCCGTCGACTTCGCGGCCCTGGCGGCCCGCAGGTTGGTCTGCGTGTCGCGTACCGATTCCTGCGCCGCCTTGACCTTCTGCTGGTTTTCGGCCGTCGGCTCCACCCGGTAGGCGGCGATGGCGGCCGACAGCACTTCCTCAGCCCAGTCGAGGTCGATCAGCGCACTGTCGATAGTCTGTTGCAGCTGCGGCAGCGCGGCGTCGATTTCGGCCAACTCGGCTTGCAAGCGGGTGATCTGCGCCTCGGCCCGGCTGCGGTCATAATGGACTTGCACCCGGTACTTGCCCTCGCCGAGGCTGCTGATGATCGTCGCCTTGCCCATATTACGCCTCGGTGATCTCCATAGTGGTCTGCCGGGGGGCCACCACGTAGGTGATGAGACCGACCGCGATCTGCTCTGCGTAGCCGGGAATGACGGCCGTGTCGCCCGGCCGCAGGAACGGATCGAGGCGGCAGCGGTACCGACGTTTGCCGGTGCCGGCACTGCGGTAGGTGACGCCGGCCAGGGTGCGGACGCGGGGCGCCGTGTTGCTGTCCGTGGCGTGGCCCGACAGGACGATGGTCTGGCTGTTGCCGCCCCGGGTGTCCTGAATCAGCTCCAGGTTCGCCCGGCCGATTTCCTCGAGGATCTCGGTACCGCTGGCGAGACGGATGCCCGAATAGAGCACCAGCTGCCCGGCCTGCCTGGCGGTCACCACGTCGGCCCAGGCCGGCGCGTTGGGCACCGTCACCTGCAGATAGCTCGGCTCGCCGTCGCGGCGGCGGCCCTGAAACGACGCGAGCGGCAGGCGGACGGTCGCTTCCCCCGGGGCGCTGAGTTCGAGGATGTAAATGGGAGTTTGCTGCAGGGCGGTAGCGGTGTTGATCCAATCGTGGAAAAGGCGCATGCTCAAAGCGGTCGGCGTTGGGGTGACGGCGACCGCCTTGACCGCAAGCGCGTGCTCAAGCGCCAGCATGGCGGCTGGAAGAGGCGTGCCGGCAGAAATCAGAACATCGATATATACGACATGCTCCAAGGCCATGCCGGAGATCGGCAACGGAGCGCCGGAAACGATGCGGATTGTGGTGCCTTTGCTGAGACTGCCGGCGACTGGTGCCGCTCCTATGGGATGCCCGCCGAACATCATGTCACCAGTCGATCTGCTCTATGCCGGCCAGAAACGTATAAACCGTACCTCCAACGGTGCCAATGATGTTCCATGTCCCAGAGCTTACTTGACCATAAATTTCAAATGCCAGTTGGTCTCCGCTTACGACATCAAGCGTTAAAGCACCACCGATATAGAGATATACGCCGGTAGCCGAGATTCCGGCTATAGATCCAAAATGGGCCACTGCAATCGCGGCCTTTGTTAGCCTATGGACTTGTCTAGTAATTGAGTTTGATGAGCCACCCACGGCCATACCTTGCAGGGCCCACCGACCAGCTCGCCGTGGCTTAAACAGATTATTGTCAATCACTCCGCCCGTGTCATAATGTTCGACTCCGGACATCAAAACGGGCACCCATGTCGCAGATGTCAATGTTGACTGGTCGCCATTCGGGGACGCCTTAAAAGTCATTGGTCTGCTGCGCCCGGAAATTTTTTGCCAGTTTGTTCCAGACCACTTCAGCGCCGCACTCTCTCCTGCCCACATGACACGATACCTCTCGCCGTCGATCGTCTGCCCTCCGGCCCCGGCGTCAACAGTGACCAACTTCGTTAAATCTGATGACATCTCGACGCTGACAAGATCACCCGGCGACAACCCGGTCAACGGCAGGTCCACCTCGTAATCCGCTGTTGTACCGGTGCAGACATGGTGTCGACCGATCGCGGCGGCAGCGGTCAGTGCCGCGGCCCCGGAGATATTAACTGGGCTGACATAGTCGATGGCGCGGGCGACGCGGGAGATCATCCCCAGAAAGACAACATGCGGCCCGGCCGGCAGATCCAGCGCGGCGCCGGCATTGCTGCTGGCGGTCACGGTGCTGCGGGTCAGGGTCGACGGACTGCCGGTGGCGAAGGTTCCCAGGCCCGTCTCCCAGTCGACGCCGTTCGCGGCCTCGATGACATAGGGGACCATGTCGCCGTTGTCCAGGGCGTCGGCGAACGCCCTGAAGCCCGCGACGGCACCGGCCAGACTCAGGGCGCCGGTACCGGTGCTGGCAGTCGTTTCCTTGACGCGATCGGCAAGCTTGGCCATGTCCTACGCCCCGCCTTCGGTGATCGTCTGCGCCCCGATCGTGCTGATCGGGCCACCCTCGACGATGTTGATGGTATTGATGATCACGTCGGCGTCCGCCACGTCGACATCCCAGTCGATGACGAAGTTTCCGTCGCCGTCCTTGACCCGCGCCCACACGCCGGGGTCGGTATTGCTGGCGTCGGCCGCCTCGTCGCCGGTGATGGTATCCAGGGTGATGACGCCGGCCGCTACCGTGCCGCAGGGCTGCGAGAAAACCAGCGTGCCGAGCTTGGTCTGCGTGGTGATCGCCGCGCCGGTCGCCGGGCGCGGGGCGGTGTAGATTTCCATCGTGCCGGGCGTCGCGCCGGCGTCGATGGCATCGATAATGGCCAGCGCGCGGGCGGTGCGCAGGGCGGTGGCAAAGGTCATGGCCATGGGCAATCCTCCGTTCGTAGGGGCGATTCACGAATCGCCCGGTTTCAGGTCTATGTCAGTTTCTCGGTCACCAGCAACGTCAAGCTCAGCGTCCCGCCCCGCACGCTCATCCCCTCCGGGGCGGCCAGAAAACAGCCGGTCGAAGTGGCGACGATCAGGGTGGGGTAGGTCTCCAGCAGGTACGCCGCCGCTTCGGCCTCGGCCGGGGTGACGTGCGCGGCCGAAATTCGTAGTGTGCGGTCGGCGTGGGTGAAGCCGAGGTCGGTCAGCTCGGCGCCGCCGTCCAGGGTGGCGGTGCGGCTGACGCGCCGGGTCAGGTCCAGCGGGTCGTCCAGGCGGCCGCGGGGCAGGACCAGCAGGCCGGAGAGGTCGAAGGTGGGCGCGGCGAGGTAGATCATCGATTACGCTCCGTTCATGCCGATGAGGAATTCACCGGCTTCCTCGTTCACGCGCATCTGGATCTTCTCCAGCACGTTCCACATGATCATCTCCAGGGCGGGCTCCAGCCCGTCGGCCTGGATCTTGATCAGCGCGTCGCCGTTGCGGATGGCGCGGGTGCGCGCCTCCATCTGTTCGATTGTCGCTTCGGTGAGCTTCCGCTGCAGTTCAAATTCCTGCTTGCGAAACTCGCTCTCTTGCCGGAGCAGATCCTCGATCATCCATTTTTCGTGGTGAGTCCCGGCATCCCCCAGCGCCCCGAGCAGATCCCCCATGAGGTTGCCGGTCGATTCGATGGCGGTGTCGATGCTGCCGAAGAGCGCCTTGGTCCTTTCCACCTCAGCTTCGAGTTGCGCGGTCTGGAGCGTGACGCTGAACTCCATCGCCTTGATCCGCTCGTTGCTGGCCAGCTCGACCAGCTTGAGCTGATAGGCCTCGGTCTTCTTCGCCGCCTCGTCGACCGTCTTGGTCGACTCCGCGACGGCCCGGCCCTTGGTCGCCTCCATCTCGGCCATGCGCCGCGCTACGTCGATCGAGTTGCCCTGACTGACGTAGTAGGCGGTCAATACCTCGACCTGCTCGGAGACGGCCGTGCTCGACACGGTCAGCGCCCCGCGCAGGTTGCCCTGACCGTCGACCATCTTGGCCAGTTCGGCGCGGTAATCGTAGGAGCGCTCGGCGGCGGCTTTTACCTCGGCGGCGAAGTCCCGCTGGGCTTCGGCGCCAGCCTGCCAGCTTTTGGTCGCCTCGTCGAAGTGGATCTTGCCCTCGGCCACGGCCTGCTTCAGATCTTGGGTGCTGGCGATGGCGACGCCGGTAGATTCGCTGATCGCCGCATACTTGGCCGCCAGATTCTCAGCCGAGGCGGCCGCCCGGTCCGCCGCCTGCGCCGCCTGGTCCTCGGCTTTCTGCCACTCGATGTAACCGTCGACGGCGCCGTAGACCGCCACCCCGGCGGCGGCGAGTACCGCCACCACCCCAGCCGGCCCGGCCACGGCGGCCAGCAGGCCCGAGCCGGCCGCGGCCGCACTGGAGAGCGCCGCCGTCAGCCCGCCCGGGCCGACCAGCCCGGCGACGGTCTTGACGATGCTCGCCCCGGCCAGCGCCTCCAGGCCGTGGCCGACGGCGCCGACCGAATCGGCGACCGCGCCCAGCGGCCCCATCAGGCCGTTGACACCGGTGAGAAACCCCGTCAAGCCGCCGGCGCTGGCCTTGGCCGAAGCGTCCAGGCTGTTGAACTGCTCGATCCCCTCCATCACCAGGTTGAAGAAGGGCCGCAGCCCCTCGACCAGCCCGCGGCTGAAATCGATCAGGCTCTCCAGGGTATCGACCACGCTCTGCACGCCCCTGGCGAGGCCCTCCGGAGTGGAGAGATCGACGCCTTCGAACAGCCCGCCGAGCGCCCCGCCCAGCTCGCCAAGCGAGCGGATCAGGCCGCCGAAGTCGACCTGGTCGAGGGCCGCCGGCAGGTTGACGGCGATGGCTTCAAGGGCGGTTTGTGCCCGTTTGAAACCCGCTTCAACGACCTCGAACAGGCCGTCGAACTCCCCGCTGCGCACCGCCGCCTCGACGCTCTGGAACACTTCCACCAGCGCGCCGACGAAGCCGGCGTAATCGTCCTTGATCCGGTCACCGACGGCGATCAGCACCAGTTGGGTATTGTTGGCCAGGCGCGTGTTGGTCTGGTCCAGCTCGTCGGCCATCTTGGCGTAGGCGGCGGCGGTAGCCCCGGCCTTGGCCTCCATCGCCTCCAGGGTGCCGGCGAACTTGCCGGCGCCCTCGCCGGTGAGGATCAGCGCGCCGTTCAGCCCCTCGATCGAGCCGAACAGGGCGCCCATCTTGTCGATGTTGCCCCCCGTCGCGGTCCCCAGATCCTGCATGAAGCCGCCCAGACCCTTGCTGGCCAGGGCCGTGGCGTTGAACTCGATGCCCAGGCCGGCCGCCATGTTCTTGGCGTCTTCCGAAGGCTTGAGGATGTTGGTCAGCGCTCCCTTGATGGCGGTGACCGCCTGGCTGGTCGGCAGGCCCGAGGCGGTCAGCGCCGCCACCGCCGCCAGCAGCTCGTCAAAGCTGACGCCCGAGCTGGCCGCCACCCCGGTCACCTGGGCGAGGGAGGCGGCCAGTTCCGGCAGGGTGGTCTGGCCGGCCTTCACCGTCGTGAACAGGGCGTCGGAGTAGCTCTCCGCCTGGTCGACCGATTCGCCGTAGGCGTTGAGGCTGGAGGCCAGCAGCACCGTGGCGCTGTTGAGGTCCGCCTTGCCGGCGATCGCCAGCTGCTCGCCGCGCGCGACCAGCGACAGGCTGTCGGCGTAGTCCATGCCGGCGGAGATCGCCGAGTAGGTCGCGGCGTTGATCTCATCGATGGCGACACGGCTGTCCCCGGCATAGTCCAGGATGTCGGCCCTGAAGCGGCTGACCTTGTCCGGCGCCGCCTCGAACAGCGTGGTGATCTCGCCGAACGCTCCGGAGAACTTGCCCGACTCCTTGACCGCCAGCGCCAGGCCGCCGGCGACCAGGGCGGCCAGGGCGGCGTCCAGCTTGAGCACTGCGGTGGCGATGTCGGCAAACGGCTGGGTGGCGGTCTTCGCGCTGGAGGCCAGCGACGACACCTTGTCGCCGACGCCGGTGAGCACCGAGCCGGTCTGGTCGGTGGCCTTGATCAGCAGCTGCAGGGTGGCGTTAGCGTCCATCTGTGGCGGATTCCTTCAGCTCGGCTAAAAAGAAGTCCCAGAGTTCCAGCTCGGTGTCGGAAAGTCCCTGGGGCAGCAGGTCGGGCAGCAGCTCGGGCAGCCGCCAGTGGTGTTTGTGGGCCAGGGCGAGGGCGGCTCTTACCCGGAGGTCGGCCCAGAGCCGCCGGGCTTTCCCGGCTGCCGCCCCAGCCCGGTCAGGCCGATGATCTTCTGTGTCAGCAGGTAAAATATCGCGCCATGGTTGCGCGCCAGGGCGAGGGCGGCCGCCCGGTCGAAGCGCGGCTCGACGGCGCCCTGCTCCAGGATCGCCAGGCGCCGGGCGTAATCGCTCGGCGCGTCCTCGCCCATCCCCAGCAGGTTGCGGATGCCTTCGGCGATCTCCTCGCTGCCGGCCGCCAGCCCCTCGGCCACCGCCAGCGCCCGTCGGGCATTCTCGGCCGCCGCGTTGGCCCGGGCCAGCTCCTCGCCGTCCAGGGCGCGCACGACGATGACCGCCGGCTCCCCCTCGCCGAAAAATGCGGCCAGGTCGGGGACGGGGATCTCTTCGGTGCGATCGGCCCAGCGGGCCGCGGTGTATTTTTTCAGGTCGAATGCCACTCTTTCCTCCTGGATGCCCGAATGGAAGGGGGGCACGGCATGCCGTGCCCCTACATTGATGGTTTACGCGAAATACTCCACCGTCGCCTTGGTCGCCGAGATGGTGACCTTGGCCTGCTTCTGCCCGGCCACGGCGAAGGTGCGCGCGGTGGCCACCCGCCCCTGGGTCACCAGGATCTTGGCGGCCTTGTTTTTGTCGGGGAGGAACTTGAAGGTGCGGATCGTCCCCTTGGCGCCGATGACCGCATCGTCGACGCCGGTCGCCAGCTTGGCGGTAAAGCCCGCCTGGCCGAGGCTGGTCGACTCGGTGTTGTCGGCCCCGCCGTAGTGCTCGCTGGTCGAGGTGCTGTAGCTCTCCTCGGCCGGGGTGAAATCCGCCGAGCGGGACACCTCGCCGAAGATCGGCGCCGCATAATTGACGTACACCCGCTTGGTGGTGTTGCCGGTGTGGATCGCCGGCAGCGCCGAGGCGAAGCGCACATGGGCGCGGACGGTGGCGGCATCGTCCGCCCAGTCGCCGCGGCCGGTCGGGTCCACCTCCGGCGTCGGGCTGATCGCCCGCTCGGTGTACTCGCCGCCCTGGAAAATCTCGCCGGCGGCGATCGCCGCCGCGGCCGAGGTGGTCAGCCGCACCTGTGCCAGCTCGATGGAGCCGACCGGGATCAGCGGCGGGCCGCCGGCGGCGCCGCGGGTGCCGCTGAAATTGGCGTCGGCGCTGTCGGTACCGGCGACCACCACGATATCGCCGGCGGCATCGAGGGTCACGCTGCAGACCTTGGCCACGTTGGTGGCCGGGCGGGTGATGGCCACGTCGGCGTCGGCCGCCACCGCCTCATCGACCCCGACCAGCCAGGCGGTGAAAGCGGCCACGTCGACCAGGTTGTTGCTGCCGCTGACGGCGGGGCTCACCAGGTTGCGGCCGGTGACCACGCCGTTCGGGCGCACTTCGGCTTCGGGATCGCCGCTGAAAACCTCGACATCGGCCACGCCGAACGTCTGGTGATCGCCGCTGTCCTCCATCAGGGTGTAGCCGGCCGGGGTGCTGCCGTCCTCCATGTACAACAATCCGTCCTTTGCCTTGCTCATGATGATCTCCTTGGACACCCGCGAGGGGCGCCCCTACGTCGTTACGATTGATAGTCGGTCTGGTATTCGAGGCCGTAGACGGCCAGGGAGCCGGAAACGAACACCTGGCTGCAGGACTGGACCGAGAGCGGCTCGATCGCCAGCTCCAGGGTTTCATCCTCGAGGAGCGCCAACAGGGCCAGGATGATGTCGTAGGCGCCGCCCTCCTTGCGGCGGGCCTGCTTCTGGCCGCGCAGATCCTTACTGGCGACCAGGACGGTGAAGCGCGGCTTGAAGGTCTTGGCGCCGTACTCGTCGAACGCGGTGGCGAAGCCGCTGAACATGACGTAAACCGCCGGGCAGCGGGTGGGCAGGGTCTTGATGTCGGCCTCCAGCTGGCCGGCGTAGGTTTCGACCGTTTTCAGGACGGGGACGCCCGCCTTGATGGCGGTGATGAGGCCGTCTTCGATGGCGTCGAACATCACATGTCCCTCAGCTTGTCGCGGCTGAACTGCCGGGAGTTGCCCGAAACGACGGCCGCGCCGCTGGCGCTGGTGGCCGCCGGCGCCGGGTCGATGCCGAGGCTGACCTGGCCGATGCTGATTTTCTCCAGCAGGCGCAGGGCGTTCTTGTGGGCGTCTTTGCGCGCCTCGGGGATCTCCTCGACCGTGCGGCCGTACAGATAATAGATGGCCAGGTCGGCCGCCAGCCCGGCGACCACCGCCGGCGCCGGGTCAAACGGCACCCGGTATCGGGTGCCGCACCAGGCGTCGATCTCCTGACCGGCCCGCGCGATCGCCGCGTCGACCTTGGTCTGGTCGACCACGCCGGCGCCGGCATCGTCGGTCAGCTGGATGACGGTCTCCTCGGGGATGCGCTCCAGGATGGCGGCGAGGGTGGTGTACATTTACTTCTTGCCTTTCTTCGCGGCCGGCTTGACGTGCACCGGGGCCTGGTCAGAATCGGGCGCAGCATGCTGCGCCCCTACGGGGGCGGGTTGCTCGGTCGGCTCGGGCTGCTCGGCTTCGGCCTTCTCGGCTTCGGCCTTCTCAGCAGCGGCCTTCTCAGCAGCAGCCTTCTCGGCTTCGGCCTTCTCTTCCTCCGTCTCGATCTCCAGGATCTCGACCTTGAGCATCGGCTCGGTCTTCAGGCCCTTGATCTGCTCGGCGGTGAAGCGGTCGACCGGGTAATCGGTGGGCGTCACCGGGTGGGCAATGCCGCAGCGCCGGAAGCCGGCGCGTTTGCTGGTGATGCGGATGATGGTTGCCATGGGTTTCTCCGTGAGGCGTGAGGCGTGAGGGGTAAGGCCTTTACTCCTCACCCCTCACTCCTCACTGGTTGTTAACCGAGGCCGGTGGAACCGTAGGAGAGCTGCCACAGGCCGTAGCCGCCGGCGGCGCGGGCTTCGGCGCCGAACTTGTATTTCTTGCGCATGAACACGTCGTCGGCGTTCATGTCGGTCTGGGAAACGAAGACCGGCTTCTTGCGCTCCTGGTAGAGGAAGGGTCTAAGCGGCCGGTTGGTGACGTGCAGCATCCATTGGGTGGTGCTGGTGATACGCGGGTTAACGATCACCTTGGCCGTCCCCTTGTACGGGTTCGGCGCGTTGTCGGCCAGCTTGTCCGCCTCGACGCACAGGCGGGCCATGGCCTCCAGCGCCGGGCCGACCTCCAGCACGGCGGGGATCAGGCCGAGCGGCCGACCCTCATCATCCGTAAACGACATGATGGCAGTGCGGGCGGCACCGTAGCAGGCGATGATGGCGGCAGTGCTGGCGTTGGAGAGGACCGCCGTTCCCTTGTTGCTGACGCTGGTCTCGCCGCCGTTACCATCGCCGACCGGGTGGTCGGTGTCGTAGAAATACTGACCGTCGTAGCACAGGCTGGCGAAGGCGGCGTTTTTCATGTCGGCGTCGATCTCGTCAGGGAGCTGCTTCGACGAGAAGCCGGCTTCCTGCGCCATCGGGCCGTAAATGCCGAGAGTGTCGTCCTCGATGTCGTTGCGGTCGACCTCGACGGTCGCCTCGAAGTCCTCGTTTTCGATGGTGTACTTGAAGGCCGACAGCGACTTGACGACCTTGTCGCCCAGCCACTTGCGCATCTTCGGGAAGCGCGAAAGCCAGTTGTAATTATTCTGGCTCGATCCGGAGGGGACCAGCATGGTGGTCTGCTGCCAGATCGACGGAGCGGCATCGAAGGCCTTGTTGAAGGTGGTTTTGAGGTTGAGGAATACCGCTTCCAGGTTGGCCTTGTTGACGATCAGCCCGCCGAAGCCGAGCAGCAGCGGCAGGCCGGCGTCCAGCCCGAGGGCCGGGGTGTCGGCCAGGCTGACCACCGGGAAGGCGATCAGGACGAGGGCCAGGAGCAGCAACCAGGTGCCGCAGGTAAAAAGGGCGCGTTTCATAGCGTGTTTAACCTCCGTTAAAATGGTTAGCGTAGGGGCGAGGCATGCCTCGCCCGGCTGTTACGCGGTCAGTATCTTCCGCTTGTACTCGACCCAGGCGCCGTAGAGGTACACGGCATCGCCGTCGTTGACCCCGCCCAGGGCGAGAACCACCGACAGTGTGCCCGGAGCGGCCAGAACGCCGTCGGCCCCGCAGGTGAAGACCCGCTCGACGGCCGCCTGGGTGATCGCCTGCGCGGCGGTGTCCTGGATGTCGGCGTTGGCGACGTCGCCGGGGGCGCAGGGGTAGACCTCGCAGTCGATCGTCAGCGCGTCGTTGTCGGCATTCTTGCCAACCAGGACGTGGACGCTGATGTCGGCGGTGTCGTCCAGATCCTGCGGGACGGGGACACTGAAGCCGAGGCTCTCGCCGGCGCTGCAGTTGACCGGGATGTGGATCACGGTTTCCTTGTCGGCGAGCTGCGCGAAGCCGGCGACGGTGGTCGCCTGCTTGAGCAGGGCGGTGCCGTCTTCCTGGGTGATCGCGCCCAGAGCGATCGGGATGGTCGCCTGGGCGCTCAGAAGGTCCTGATAAACCTCGGCCAGGGCACCCTCAACCTCGGTCTCGGCGGTGAACTCGCCGGCATCGGCGATGCTGATCGCGCTCGCCGAGTGGGCGGCGGAGGTGTCGGCGATGTGGGTGGCGACGTCGGCCTGCTCGATGGCCGGCTCGATGTCGACCCAGCAGTCGTTAGCCCCCTCGACCTCGGCGATGATGCCGCAGAAAATCTTCTGGGCGACGTCGGCGGTCAGGGCGACGGTCTGGTCGTCCTTGAGAAAAACGTTGTCGCCGACGTTGGCCCGGGTGAGCGCCGAGGCGCTGGCGAAACGGAAGAGCCCCCGGCGGGTTACCCGGATGACCACCGCCCCGTCGGCGCCGGCGCTGTTGTCGCCGCGGTCGTCGGCGATGCCGTGGAAAATCAGGCCGGCGGTGTCGGCGCCGGGGACGAGGTAGCCGGCGGCGTTGACAGCGGTCAGGCTGCCGCCGTAAACGACGGTAGAGCCCTTGACGGGGGCGGGGATCTGCTCGCCGTCCTTGCGCTGGGTGTTGCGGTCCTTGCTCAATGCGGTCATGGATCAACTCTCCTCTGCAGGGGTGGCGGCCGGCTTACGCCTGGCCGTACTTTTTGAGATCTTCGGCCGAGTTGCCGAACATGTCGGCGATCGTCTTCTGCTCGGCGTTCAGCGCCGTATCGCTACCGGGCGACTTCTTGGTGTCCAGGTCGGACGGTGCGCCGATCACCGGGGCGGCGGCGGCGAACTTTTTGAACTGCTCCAGCCCATCGGCCTGCCGGCACATGCCGACGTAGAAGTCTTTCGTCGCCGGGGTGACCTTGCCGGCTTTGACGGCCGCGTCGACCTCGGCGTTGATCGCCGTCTCCAGCTCGGCTTTCTTCTGCGTGGCCAGGCTCTGCTCGGCGTTGGTCGCCCGGGCCAGGACCGCGTCGTAATCGCCGCGGGGGACGAACTTCTCCAAGGAGGGGGTTTGCGCTGCGTTCAGCGCGGTGGCGTGGTCGGCCTTCATCTTCTGGCAGGCGGCGACCACCTGCTCCGTGGTGGCGTCCTCGGGCAAGCCGAGGAGGTCGAGCAGTTGCTTGGGGAATTTCATGTCAAACTCCTTTTCTTCACGGTTGAGGGCCAGTACGTCGAGGTTGGGTTTATTGGTGAGGCCGACCGAGGCGATGCCCCGGATGATGAGTGTCTCCGTCTCATAGAGGAACACCGGCGAGTAGTAGCGGTATTCGCGGTTCCGCACCAGCTCCAGGCCGCGCGGCGTCCATTCGACCGCGCCCCAGACCGAGCCGTCGGCGCGCACGTTCAGCCCCTTGACCCAGCCGGCCGCCGGCGCCGGGTCGCCGTTGGGCGCCTTGTGGTGGGTGGAGTGCTCGACATCGAAGGGGATGTCCGACCGGTTGAGCGCAAAGAAGTCGACCACTCCCTGCGGGTTCGGGTTGCGCCAGGTGCGGCCGTCGCGCCCCTGGATGGTCGCCCCGGCCGGAATCAGCATCACCTCGGCCGGCACCCCCGCGGCGTCGGCCGTCAACTCGAAATTCAGCGCCAGGCCCGCCGGCAGGTCGGCGGCGTTCAGGGCCAGAGCAAGGGCCATCACGGAGCGCTTTCGTGAGTCAATGTGGGCGATAAAAACTTTCATCGTGTCTCCTTAGCTACGGTGCAGTGGTTCGGCGCACCGTAGCATGCAGGTGGGGGCCGAAGCCCCTAAAGGACTTTAAAAACTCAATCCCGCCTTTCAGTGCCATCCGCGACCAAGAAAAAACGCGCCAAAACCGTCTTTAAACCCTCTTTAAATTTCCCTGTGTTCAACGCATCCTGAAAATGGCGGGATGTGTACGTCCGGGCGTCCGATCGTGGCACAGGGGCGAAATCGCTATCCGGCCATCGCCTGCTCGATATGCTCGCGCAGCAGCTCCAGAATCTCGCTCCGGTCGGCCTCGGTCACGCCGAGGAAGGGCCGGGCCGGGATGGTGGTCTTGAGCCCCCGGCCGGCCAGGCCGCCGAGCTGTTGGATGGCGCCGTAGATCTTGCCGGTACCGACCGCCACCTGGTCGCGGCCGGGCTTGCTGAAGATCGACCCGCGCAGCTCGCCCGACAGGGTCAGGATCTGGCGCCGGTCCAGGTAGCGCTGGAAAGCGGCGGACAGGGTGCCCGCCTTGGTGAACTTCTTCTTGCCGAAGCCGCCGTAGAGGCTGCCGAGCTGCAGCGGCTTCCACGCCGTGCCGTCCGGCGCCGTCTCGGTCTCGAAGCGCTCCTCGGTCGAGCGCAGCAGCCGCTCGCCGATCGCCTTCATCACCGGCGACAAATTGCCGGTGGCGGCCAGGGCGCGCTGCAGGGCGGCGCGGACCTCGCTGTCGTCGATAACGATGGCGAACGCCTCAGCCATTGGCCGGCCCCTCCTCGATGCGCCGCTCGACCTCGGCGCGGATCGCCGTGGCCATCTCCTCCGGCAGCCGGCCGAGCGCCCGCTCCAGGGTCTCCTCGAGGACGGCCTGGCGCGCCTCGCCGACGTTGTAGTCCCAGCCCTTGCCGATTCCCTCGGGGGCCCCGGTCGCCGGGTCGATGCGAATCTCCGGCGCTTCGTCGGGGCCGCTCTTGCCGGCCCGGGCCAGATCGCGCGGCCCGGCGGCGAACACCTTGCACTTGCAGCCCCAGTCGTTGGGCGGATAGTGGGTCTTCCACCAGGGATGATCCGCCGGCAGGGTGATCCCGTTCCACTGCAGGTGCGAGGCGCGCGGCTCCAGGCTGCTGGTCCGGCGGTATTCCAGGTAGGGGTAGAAGCGCAGCGTCTCCGGGTCGGTCAACTGCTCCCAGCGACCGGCCTGGTAGGTGGTGCGGATATTGGTCGCGTAGATCACCTCGCTGCGCCAGCCCTCGGAGCCGTTGTAGCTCCAGCCGTAGCGGGCGGCGATCTCGGCAAACTGCTTGCGGAACGTCTCCAGCGTCGTTCCCTGGCTGATCGCCTGATCGACCGCGGCGCGCAGATCCGCCAGCAGATCGGCCTCCATCGCCCCGGCGACCATGAAGCCGGCGGCGTGCTCCCCCTTCTGCAAGTCGTCCCAGGCGGCGGTGGGGACGTTGACCTTGACCCGCAGCGCCTCGACGGCCGCGGCGAAGGCTTGGTTGAAGATCGCCTCAATTCCCATCGATCACCTCGGCGCGGCCGGCCAGGTGCGCCAGGGTCAGGGCCTGGGCCAGCAGCCGCCCCATATCGGCCATGGGCATCGTCCCGGCCAGCGCCTCCAGCCCGGCGCGGATCTCCTCCAGGCTGCCCGAGGTGCGCACCAGCTCGGCGATCGGCGCCAGCATGGCGTCCATCACCGGCCCGGCCGCGCCGGAGAGCTTGCCCGCCAGGCGCTCGGCGGTGTCGGGCTCGGCGGCCTGCTCAGCATTCAGCGCCGTGGCACAGGTGGGGCAGGTGCAGGCCTGCCGGTTCAGCCCCCCTTGTGCAACAGGAGGGGTGCCCGAAGGGCGGGGGGGTTGCAGCAGGTCCTCCGGCTTGGCGTTCCTGTCCGGGTCGGGCAGGCCGATCTTGTCGCGGATGACCGACTGCTCCACCCGCAGCCCCAGGGGCACCAGGATACCGAGGGCCTCGGAAAGCGCCTTGATATCCTCGGCCTTCGGCGCCTCCAGGGACAGGGTCGGGTAGACCTCCTGCGGCCCGAAGTTGAGGTCGACGAACGGCCGGATCAGGTCGCGATTGAGCGTGTCCGCCAGCTGATCGGCGTCATCGTCGCGGATGTCATCACGCACCGACGCCTGCAGCTTCTCGTCCCCCAGTTTGCCGGCGGTGCCGCTGGCGCTGGCGGTCTGTCCCAGGATGCCCTTGCTGACCTGGGCGTCGAGGTGGTCGGCCAGCACCTGGTAGACCGTCTCGCCACCCGACCCCTTGCGCTCGACCAGCTCGACCAGCATCGACTCGGGGAAGACCGCCGCTGCGTCCGAGCCCAAATTCGCGACCGCCATCTTGAGTACGTCGATGTCCTCGGCCGAGGCGCCGGCGCGGTACTTGCCCATGCGCAGCGGCATGCCGAAGACCTCGGCGAAGGCCATCCAGTCTTTCAGGCTGTAACCCTTGCACATGAACGCCCAGGCCGCCAGCCTCGCCAGGCCGCCGCGAATGGGGATCCCGCTCTTGATCTTCGGCACATGGGTGATGAAGCCGAACGGGGCCAGCGGCAGGCCGTCGATGCCGGCCTCCAGGTCGCGCAGGCGGATTTCCCTCCTGGTGACCTGGTCGAACTGGAAGAAGTGCGGGTCGCGCCACTCGTAGCGGCCCGGCCACCAGCGGCTGCCGGTGCGGTCCCAGACGATCTCCACGACGCTGAACCCCTTGCCGAGGCCGTCGAGCGCATCCTTGATCATGAAGCGGAAGCCCGGCCGTTTGACCAGGGCGCGCACGGCGTCGGCGATCTCGATGTCGCGGGCGCTGTCGCTGGCCGCCTCGACCACCGCCGGCAGTCGGCCGACGGCCAGCTTGCGCTTGCCCAGCTCACAGGCGTAGTGCGGGTCGCGCTCCTCCATCTCCTCGGCCAGGGTCAGGTAGGCGTCATGGTCTCCCTCGGTCGCCGAGCGCAGCAGGGAGGCGAGGCGGTACGGGGTGAGCCCGGAGGCGACGGTGTCGGTCCAGATGGTGCGCACCCCGGCCAGCGTCGGCGCGGCTTTCTCGCGGGTCAGCTCCTGGGTGCGGACGGGGCGGCCGTAGGCGTCGAGCAGGGCCATTACCAGAGTCCTTTCGTGGCGCCGAAGCCGGCGGTGGTTTTGATCGGCCGCTCGGCCTGTTCGCGGCCGGCGCGGGGGACGCCGTGGTAGGCGTATTCGATGACGCCTTCTCCGGCCGCCTCGATCGCCAGGGCCAGAGCCCAGAAGCGGTCGGCATGGCCGTCCGGCGTGCGCTCGGCGGTGAAGCGGATGTTGCCGGCGGCGGTGGTCTGTTTGGTCACCGAGCGCAGGTCGGCGCGGATGTGCTTGTCGTAAGGGATGCGCAGCCGCCGGTCTTCCATCTTCGAGCGCACCGGGTAGGCCATGGCCTCCTTGACGCGCGGCGTGAAGGTGACGCACTCGACCCGGTAGCTGCCGAACTTGTCGACGGCGTCGTCGCCCCAGCCGATGCCGAGGCCGGTGTAGTCGATGCAGCTCCGTTCGGCGGTGGCCATGATCGGCCAGAGAATCGCCTCTTGCTCGCTCTTGCGCATGTTCTGCAGGGTGAGGACCTCGCGGGTATAGAGGACGTCGCCGAGCAGTTCCAGTAACCAGAGCACCGTGAGGTCCTTCTTGCGGCCGATGTCGATCCCGGCGAAGAGGCGGCCGCCTTCCTTGGTGCGCCAGTCGAAGCCGCGGGCGTATTCGGCGGCGGCGATCAGGTCGTATTCCAGGAAGGCGGCGTCATCGTCAGCCGGCTGACACATGAACTCCTGAAGAAACGATTCTTCGTCGGCGCAGCCGGCCTTGGTGAAGTCGAAGTACTGCGCTTCATCCATCGCCTGGCGTTCATCGTCAGCCGGCAGGCTTTGCTGCAGCTTGTAGAGGAAACCCTGATCAAGGGCGTCCTGTAGCGTGACGCGGTGCAGGCTGATGTTCTTGGGGTTGCCCTGCTCGCGGGCTTCGCGAACCAGGTCGTTGAAGAAATTCTTGCTGCCCCGGTGGGTGCTGATGACTTCCAGCGAGCCGCCCCAGGTGATGCCGGGGTAGGCGATCGACCAGAGCTTGCGCGGGTCGGGGTTGAGGGCGAACTCATCGAGGACACGGCCGCCGCGCTTGCCGGCCTGGGCATCGGGATTGCTGCTCATGGAGTTGATACGCCGGCCGTTGGCGAAGCGCAGCACGTAGGCCGAGATCTTCTCCTTGGCGTCGAGCACCACCTCGCCGAGATCCTCGGCGGCCAGGGACAGGACCTTCGCCCACAGCTTGCAGTCCTCGATGAACAGCCGCGCCTGGATGTCGTCGCGGGACGATATCCACTGATCGTGCTTGTTGTCCTGCATGGCGGTGCGCTCGTCGCAGGCCCAGGCGGTGCTCCAGGACATGCCGATCTGCCGCGCCTTCTCCATGAGCTTGAGACGGGCGTGGTCCTTGATCCACGCTCCCTGATAGGGCAGGAAGATGCCGTCCGGGTTGACCGGGATTATTTTTGCCCTGCCTTTGGCCATCAGATCCCCAGCGCCTCGTGAATCAGTGCGATCGTTTCAGCCGTCACCCCGGCCTTGCGTGCCGTTTTATCGACGGTCTTTGCGGCCTCTTCCATCGTCTGCTGCCGGATCTCCTTCTCGCGCTCGACGTTGAGATTAGCGGCCCTCTCTAAGCGCATGGTGGTCAGCGCCAGATCTTTCAGCATGCCGACCACGGCCGGGGCGCTCTCGGCATCGAGGGTGCCGCCCTGCATGAAGAGCGTCACGTCGAAGCTGAGCGTGCGCAGGATCTCGTTGATCAGGTTGCCCACCTGCCCCTGGGGCGCGGCGCCAAGCTTGCCGATCCAGCGGTCGGCGACTTCGCGCGACTGGCGCAGCCGCTCGCCGACGTCGCGCATCTGCAGGTCGTAGCGGTTGACGGCGCTCTTGCTCACCGCCTCGGGACAGGCCGGGTCGAGGACTTCCGGATCCCCGGCCTCGCGCAGTTCGGCGAGGACGGCGTTGATCTTCTCGACCGCCTGCAGCTGGGTGATGCGCGGGTTGTCGAGCATCTCCTGGAGGAGACGCCGGACGGGCGGCGGCAGCAGGTCGACGCTGGAGGGTTGGCGCTTCTTGCGCGGGCGGCCCATCAGCGAGGACTCGGCCGCTTGACGCCGTCGACCCGGGCGGCGCCGCTGGCAACATCCGCCCCGCGGGCGCTGAGGCGGGCGACCAGGACGGTGGCGACCTCCTGATTGCTGATCAGGCCCTGCTCCTCCAGCCAGCGCAGCTCGGTGCGCACCCGGTCGCGGCTGCAGGTGTGGCCGAACACGCCGAGGACCGTCTGCAGGACCGATTCATTCATGGTGTAGCCGGGGTCTTCCGCCAGGGCGCGCAGGATGACCAGGCGGATATCGGCGGCGAGCAGGGAGAGATAGTGGTGGCTCATTTCTTACCCCCTTGCGAGATGAGGAATTCGTTGACCAGGTCGACCGCGCGGCCCAGGCCTTCGAGCCGTCCGGCAAAATGTTGAATCGAGCCGTGCAGTTCGCTGATGGTGTAGGAGAGCGCCGAGATATCCTTGTGGCTCGGCAGGTGGCGGACTTCCAGCTTCAGCCGGGTGGTGTCCCCCTCGACCTTGTCGGTGCGCTCGCGGTGCTGGGCGCATTTACTGTCCTGCTCTTTTTGCAGGCCGTTGTGGGTCTCGATGGCCAGGCGCTCGCTCACCTGTCTCTCCAGGGTCGCGAACCGCTTGGCGCTGACCTTCTCGCGGTTACTCCACCAGGTGTAAACAAACTGGGCGGCGAAGATGATCAGCAGCCCCATATCAACCCAGAACCGCCAGGCGGTGTAATCCATCTATCTCGCTCCCCTCTTCGTGTCGCGTTCGTGGTTCGTTTGGCAATCGATGCAGCGGATACAACCGGGCATGGCCTGCATGCGCTTCTCGCTGATCGGCTCGCCGCAGTCCTCGCATTCGGTGGGCGCGAAAGCGGCAGGATCGATGCGAGGACGGCGGCGTTGGTGGGCGTCCAGGGCGTCGGCCAGCAGCTGCTCGTTGATCGCCTGGGCGCGGTCGAAATCGTCGGGCACGGCTACCACCTCACGCTGAGCTCGACCATGGCCCGGCCCTCGGGGCGGGTGGTCGCTTCGCCATAGAGGGCGAGGTAGAGGTTGCCGGCTCGGGCCAGATCCTGCCGCACGTAGAGCGCCGCCTGATTGCCGCCAGCCGCCAGGCCGTAGCGGATTCCCGCCTCGCCGCCCCGCTCCAAAGACAGCAGCGGCCGGGGTCGTTCTCGCACCAGCGTGCGCGTCTCGCCACTGGCGGTGTCGAGCACGGCGACGGCGGTCGCCCCGCCCCGGGTCGGCGGCACCACGACGGCATCCAGGATCTGCTGCGTGGGGTCGGCGGCGACCTCGGCGGGCAGCCTCAGCTTCTTGCTGGCTGCGGCCTTGGGCAAGGACTTGACGCGAGTGACCGGGATTTCTTCTTTGACCAAGGCGGCCGACTTCCCTTCCGGCTGCGCCGCCGTGTAGGCGGCTTGGGTGATCGGCGTCTCCGGCGCGTACCAGCGCCACAGGCTCCAGCCGGCCACCGCGACAGCGGCGGCAACAACCAAACCGATCTGCAGTCGGCGGATCATGCGACCTCCTTGCCGCCGGCGGGAAGGGAGACCCCCTTTTCAACCAGCCGGTGCAGCACGTTGGCCCCCAGGTAGCCGGAGAGCGCCCATTGCGAGAGGGTGACGAAGGCGGCCTGGTCCAGCTTGCCGAAGCAGAGCAGGCCGATGCAGGCGAGCACGAAGCCGACCGCCAGCAGGAACTTGCGGCTGCCGAAGCGGCTCATACGGCCCCCCGGTACTTCTCAGCCCGGCCGACGACCTTGCGGGGATACTCGTTGACCGCCTGCCAGAGCGGGCGGCCGTAAAGCAGGCGGTCCTCGCTAGGGCCGTGGGCAAGATCCAACCCGCCGCTCCACCGGTCGGCCGGCAGCCCCGCCGCCAGAGCGTAGGCCCGCCGGGCTAGAACTCGGCCCCGGCCTGCGTTGTAGCAGACCAGAGCCGATTTCCACCTCTCCAGGTCGTCGACCATCAGCATCCGCATGGCAGCCCATTCGGCCCGGTCGCGCAGGACCAGGTACGCCAGTTGATAGCGCGGGTTGTAGGGGTCGCTCCGCCAGTCCCAGGCGGCCAGGGATTTATGGCGGACGGCATCCCGGTAGGTGTTAAACCGCTCGGCGCCCTGCGCATCGTAAGCGATAGTCAACTGCGCCAGCCCCCGGCCCAGCTCGCGGCTGGTCTTCAGGGTGGCCCGCTCCTTCCAGCCGCTTTCCTGCTCGACCTGGCCGGCGGCGAGGTGCCGGTGCGGCGCCTGCGGCCAGTGGGTATCCAGGGCGGCGGCGAGGGTGGGCAGGTGCGGCCGGGCACGCTCCGGAATCTCACTGGCCATGGTGGTGGTCGCCAGGATCAGCACGGAGATCAGGGCGATCACGGCAGCGACCACCACCGCCGCCGCGAGGTTGCCGTCCTTGGCCTCGCGGACAAACTGGGAGAGGTCGAGGTAGGGGAACATCGCCTTGCGGATGTGGTGGGCGGCGATCAGGACCAGGGCCGCCATGGAGAGCTGGTAGAGCTGCACCGCCAGCTGGGCCGGGTCGCCAAAAATGAGCAGCGCCACGGCGATGACCGCCAGCAGCGGCCAGATTCTTCTGAGTTCGAAAAGCACCGTCTTCAACCAGATCATCGCTTGCTCCTTCGGTTGGGGTTACTCGGCCGGCTGGGTCTTCTCCCAGCAGGACAACTGCTTCGCCTCCCTGGCCGCCTCGACCCGGTCGAGAAATCGGCAGCGGATCGAGCAGGTGGCGAGCTCGCCAAAACAAGCGCCATAGGCGAGGTTGACGGCGCGGCAGGCGCAGGGTGGGGTGACGGTCAGCATCATGGAATCACCTTGCCCGGGGGCCGAAGTCCCCGGGCGTCATCGTGCCGGCTGGTTCCGGCTGCCGTAGTCGGGGACAAGCCCCCTTTGTATTTCCAGTCAGCGCATAAGGTTCGCTAAGGGTGGGCCGGGGTCTGGCGAACCCCGGCCCGGGAGGAGAAAGAGAAGAACGATGGCAGGGTCAGAATACGAAAAGGCGGGCGGGAGTTATTGCAAAGGACTTTAAAAAGAAAAAGCCCCTCCGGATGGGAGGGGCGTGAGGTGGGTGCACCTTTTACAACTACTGCAAAACGGGGTCGGTGTCAATCGAACAATCTCAACTGCCGCCTGGCGATCTCCTCAGAGCGCACCCGCGCGATGATCTGGTAGAGCCGCTGTTCGGTGATGTCGTGCTCGCGGCAGAGCTGGTGCCGGTTGTCGCCGTTGAACCGGCGGTAGATCTCGAAATCTCGCCGGGTCAGCTCCCAGGCGCGCCCCTTGGGGATGTAGACGGCCAGGCCCTGCCAGCGCTTGCGGATGCGCTCGGCGGCGGCGAAGGCCAGCCCCTTGGCCTTGACCGCGTCGGCGCCGGCCTCGATGAGGATCTCGGTCAGCCCGTCGCGCAGGTCGACCAGAATTTCGGGATACTTGTCGTCGTGTTCTTCGGCCAGGTTGTCCATCACATTCTCTCCACGGCTTGACGGGCGACGGCAGCGGCCGCCAGGGCGGCAGCGCGCTGCTCGGCGCTCGGTTCGGGCTCGGCAATGCGGTCTTGCGGCTTGCGGCGGGGCAGGTGGGGGAGGATCGCCGCCGGCTCGGGGTAGTCTTTCATCGACTGTTGAACGAGGCTTGAAAACGCCTTGTAGACCCGGTCGATGTCCTCGTCGCACTCGACCAGCCCCTGTTTGGTCAGCAGGTGCAGCCACAGGTCGGCGTTGGCCTGGACCATGTCGGCCGCCGGCGTGCCGGGCCGGCCGATGGCGACCAGGCCGATCAGGCCGATGGCGATCGCCTGGCGCAGCCGTGAGGTGGCGCCCCACTCGCCGAGCAGATCGACCGCCTGGCGGCGCTTGCCCTTGACCGCGGTACCCAGCCCGGGCACGGCGTCAAAGTCGATCGCCGGCGCCGGCACCGCCGCGACGGCGCCGACCGACTGCAGCACGCTGGACAGATACCGGTGATCCTTGAGCGGCCGGATATCACCCTGGTCGCGCTTGCGGCGCAGCGCCTCGACGGTCTCGACCAGGCCGGTGACCAGGGCGCGCGGATCCGCGCCGAGCTCCAGCACTTCGCGGGCCAGCTTCACGGCCCGATCGAAGGACAGCGCCCGGGTTTTGCTGCGGAACATGCCGAGGTAGGCGACCAGCGGCCGGGCCAGTGGGCCGGCCTGGGCGAGCAGTAGCTGCAGCTCGCCGGCGGCCTCGCCTTCGAGGGCGGCGTCCAGGGGGTATTTGGCGTGGCAGCAGGGGCAGGTGAGGGTCATAATTTTATGTACTCGGTCCATTAAGTCGTGTGGCTGCTCAAGGCGGGCTAATCAGTCACTCATCCAGACCTGCTCCGCAGGCTGGATAGTTCCGCGTTGGAACGCTCGGCAGCGGGCTACTTGCGCCGTGGCATCAACAACCCGTCGCCGCCGTCAAATGTTACTCGGGCCGCGTCATTGGGGCCGAGAGGTCCGATCTTCACGTTCGGCAACTGGCGCAATATTGTCAACAGCCTGTCCGCAAAATAAAAACCACCAATCTCAACCGGTTTATCTTGCTGCACTCTACCTTTGCCGTCGCAAGTTTTACACTCTTGGTCGTCGTACACGTTGTACTGAGTGCGGGGGGACACCCATCCATCACCTTCACACTCCTTACACTCGTCTGAGGCAGGCGGCGGAAATTCTGGAATATCAAACCAGTCGGCAGGCTCCCTGGCGAAGATCGCGCCGATACGATTGCCCATGACTTGGGGGGCACCCTCACGGTCTTCTACTTCTGCCCGGTACGGCACCCGGATAAGCAAGGCGCCGTCGGTGGCGAATGTGTATCCATCACGGGACCACGGGGCGTTGATGGCTCGTCTGTAAATCTCCGGGTCAGCGCAAAACGGTTGCAGGTCAATCATCGTAAACCCTCCTTCTGTGGTAATCGCGTTCCAACCATTTGGTCAACCGGACCGGCTAACGCTGCGCGTTCCCGGTCCGGTTACCGCAAGCGTTATGCGCTATGGCACCGTAAACTTCATCGGCTGCCGCCTCGCTGAGTTCTTCCCATGTCTCCCAGCAATCACCGTCCGGGCTCTCCTCGTCCGGGATGTGTCCTTGCATAATCTCCATCAGGGG